TTGATTTGTATACGAAAAAAAGATTTCCTTATAAATCAATAACTTATAAAAAAAGGAGGCTTTTTGCCTCCTTTTTTGGTACTTTAACCCCCTTGACCCCTATATTTTTTATAGGATCTACGTTTGTGTTTATTCATAGTTGAAGTTTTAATATTTTTCCTCCCCTGTGAAGTCTTCTTATACGTAGGTTCTTTTTGAAGTTTATTTCCCAATGCACCTTTCGCTTTTGCTACCATACTATGTCTCCATTATTAAGATTGATAATTAAAATTTTCCTCCATTTCTTCTATCTTAGAACACAAAAAAAGTAAACGCTTTTTTATAACATAAGCTCTTTCTAAATCTCCTCTCTTTTCCATTTTGCGAATAAAGTATTCGAGTTCTCTAGAATCACGTTTTAATCTTTCAATCTGTGGTCCATGCATCATACAAATAACATCTCCTTGTAATTGAAATGGAATAACCCTTTGTAATTATCCTCCTTTGCTGTTTATAAAAAGTAAAAAAGGGTTTTGAGCTGACACCCAAAACCCTTCTATTAGTTGAAAATTAATTTCTTCACAAAATTATTTATAACTTTATAAGTTCTGGGAATGCCGTTTTTACTAAATCTTTATTGATATTTTGATAAAGCTCATGTAATAATTTATCTTTCATTGCAATAACTATTTTAGCTTCATCCGGATGAACTGCTTCTAGTATTTCAATAAACATCCTTTCTCTTTTAAAAGCTGGTAATGTCTGTCCTGGACCACCTTTTATAAAATATGCAAATGCCTTTGATTTATGCTGAATGCTCGAACGCGTATATCCTTCAGGAGCATCATCAGCTTTATATGGCGGACTACCTTCTGGTAAAATAAATTCTAGTGATGCATCAAAGGATCCACGTAATATATTTCTTAGTGCTAAAGAATTATGTTCTTTTAATAGAGCAACCCTATCTTTATCTTCTTTTGCTTCATTTACTTTCTTTAATACTTCGTGTATATAGAGTGACATTATAAAAATTCTCCTACGCATTCAATTAACATTTTACAGCGATTCTTAATTAGATAATTTAAGACTTTACTAGAATGAGAAACATTTATATTTTTATATGTTGATATTATTAATTCTTTTAAATTTTCTGGTGTACTTCTTAAATCAATAAGTTTCTTATTCCGGCAATAATTACGATAGACTTCGTCTCCCATTGAGAAAGTATCATAATACATTTCTATTCTTTTCTTTGTCATAGGTGCTTGGCGAAGACCATCAACAAAGGTATTATCAGGACTTAGAACGTTTGGTATACCATCTCCTGAATCTCCGCGAAGTATATGCTCGACCAAGTATCTATTTGGATCTTCATTTTCAACAAATTTTTTAGCCATTGGTGAAAACTGTCTTACATTTTCAAATCTGTGAAGTTGAATAAAATCTTTATCAGCAGATACGATCATTACTGGCTCATGACTACCAAATTCTTGAGTGTAAAATACAAGCGAACCAATAATATCATCTGCTTCACAGCGATCGATATGGAGTACTTTATAAGGAAAGTTATCACGAAGATCTTCACGGATTTGATTAATGATACGAAATATCTCATTCCAATCCATATCAGAACTTTCACGAGATTCTTTTCTTTTAAATTTATATTCAGGAAATATTTCTTTACGCCAAGAGCGAGAATCACAAGCAATAACTATTTGCCCGTATTTCTCCTTAAATTTTGCATTATACATGCGTATAGAATTAAGAATCATATGACGAATAAGATCTTCATTCGTTCCTAATTTTTGCGCTATAACGTTTGAAAGTGCTATTCCGTTGTAATCTATAATAATCATAAAATATACCTGTTCACATATATAACATATTATACAACTTTTTTCGAGATATGTAAACCTTTTAAATGCGCTTTTCTTATTTTTACTTGAATCCAGGCATTATAATAATCGTCTCGTAAAATAGCATTTCTTTCAATTTGCTCTTTTAATTCTAAATAAGCACATTCTGCTTTTGTTTTACATATATGTAATATAGTTCTTTTAAAGCAATCCATTCCTAGATTTTGTACATCATTCTTTAATTCTTCATTAGAACCGTAATATTCTTTCCAATCAGACTCAGCTTTATATCTTTTCTTTTTCTTTTTTACTTGACGAGTCTTCATAGACCAAAAGAATTTTTTTCCAATATATTTCTTACCAGTCTTTAAGTTTTCAATTAAGTATACAAAACCATATATTTCTTTAGGATCTAAATTTTCAGGTTCGTATATTTTATCTTCTAATAACCATTGGTTCATACATAGCCCATTTTATACCTTTATGGACTATGTATAATACTTTATGAGAGATAATCTTGAAAGTCATCTTGATATAAATCTTCTTCATTCACGTGTGAACAAAAAGGACAAAATGTTGGTTCTTCTTCAAAAATATTTTCATCACGAGTAACCATATATTCACAGCTACAATTAATACAAAAATGCTCTGTAGTTTTTTTAGACATATTATTCTTTACCCCATACGTCTGACCAATTACCTGTTAATGCTCCACGCGCATAATCAGTTGCGCGGTTTTCGAAAAAGTTTGTATGAGTAGGAGCATTAATCATTTCTTCTACCCATAATAGTGGATTTTTCTTTACTTTAAAAATACCTTTTAATCCAAGAGAGATTAAACGGCGATCTGCAATATAGCGGATATATTTCTTTACGTCTTCAGGAGTTAAATCTTCCATTGGTCCAATAGCAAAGGCTAAGTCAATAAACTTATCTTCTAGCTCAACCATCCTTTCAGCAATTGTATATATTGCTGATTTAAGATCATCATTCCATATACTAATATTCTCTTCAACGTATGTACGAAATACTTTAATCATAGATTCAGCATGCATTGTTTCATCAACAATAGACCAAGTAACAATCTGTCCCATACCCTTCATTTTACCATGACGTGGAAAGTTCAGCAACATAATAAAAGAGGAGAATAACTGCATACCTTCAGTGAATGCTGAAAACGCAGCAATGTTTGTAGCTACTGACTCTTTTGTACCATTTGCTTTTGATAAATCTGTAAAGTAATCATGCTTATCTCGCATAGCTTCATATTCAAGGAATTCATTATATGTTGATTCTGGCATACCAAGAGTTTCAATAAGATGAGAATAAGCAGCAACATGTAAAGCTTCTCTTGCTGCAAATCCAGCAAGCATCATACGTACTTCTGGTTGTTTAAAATATGGAAGATAGTTATTAACATAACCACCTGCCACATCAATATCGCCTTGAGTAAAGAAACGAAAAATATTAGTAAGGAAAGCCTTTTCCTCATGTGTTAATTTATTTTTCCAATCTTTTACATCATCAATCATCGGTACTTCAGTGTGTAACCAGTGTGATTGTTCATGTTTTAACCATGCTTCATAAGCCCATGGATAATTAAAAGGTTTAAAATACGATCTTTCTTCGGTTAAATTTTTCATTATCCCTCACACGCTAAACATGTTGAATCTTCTATTAATGCTGTCATATCTGCTTCTTTAATAATTTCTCTTTCGATACGTCGTGATACTTTATCAGCCTTACCTATTTTTTCAGAACGGCAGTAATAAAGTGTTTTTAGTCCTGTTTTCCAAGCAAGGAAATGAACAAGATGTAGGTATTTAATATTAACATCTGGCCTAAAGAATAAATTTAAAGATTGAGCTTGGTCAATAAAAGTCTGTCGTTTAGCCGCGTGATCTATCAGCCACCGTTGATCGATTTCCATCGATGTTTTAAACACGTCTTTTTCTTCTTGTGATAAGAAATTAAGATGTTGTGCTGAACCATCGTTAGAAATTACCGACGACCAAATTTCATCGTACTCACCTTTTGCTTCATTATTATCCAATTTGAGTTTAATAAGATTATCCAAATACTTATTTTTGTTGAGATACGCTCCACTAAGTGTGTCCTGGCGATAAGCATTTGCGCGAAAAGGTTCAATACTTGGTGAAGTGTTACCCATAATAATAGAACTAGAAGCGTTAGGTGCGATAGCCATAACATGACTAAACCTTCTTCCTGTGCCAGCTGCATCAGGCGCCTCTCCTCGCTCACTGCCGAGTTCCAAATTTGCTTCATCTAATTTACCTCTTATATGTCTAAACATTCTCATATTTGCACTTGTTGCTTGCCACGATTCCCATGCAATCATATTCTTTTGCAAATAAGCATGAAAGCCAAGTGCTCCGATACCAATACTTCTTTCACGCATTGCAGAGAACTTAGCACGTGCAACTTGATCAGGAGCATTATCAATAAAATGTTGTAATACATTATCAAGCATTTCAGCCATATCTTTGAGGAAATGTGAATTCTTACTCCATGAATCGTAATACTCAAGATTAACTGATGATAAACAACATACAGCTGTTCTTTCATTATCTGTTGGAAGAATAATTTCAGAACAAAGATTTGATTGATGAACTTTAAGTCCAAGGTTCTTTTGAAATTCTGGTAAATTATTATTACTTGTATCAATAAAGTGAATATATGGTTCACCAGTTTCCATTCTTAATTCTAGGATTTTCTGCCAAATGGCTTTTGCTGATATCGTTTCCTTGATTTCCCCGGAGTGCGGATCAATGAGGTTCCATCCATCGTCGGCTTTTGGGTCTGTCGTGCACCTTTCAATAATCTCCATAAACCTATCGCTAATATTAATGCCATGATGAAGATTAAGACAGCGTACATTTTGATCTCCTGTTGGTTTACGCATTTCTAAAAACATTATAACATCAGGATGGCTAATATCAAGATAAGTGGCATAGGAACCACGTCGAGTACGACCTTGGCGATAAGCCAAGCAAGATGAATCATAAGTTTTAAGATGAGGCATAACGCCTGTAGACTTATCATCAGAAGCACGAATACCAAAACCAATTCCAACTCCGCCTCCAAGCATACTTAGCCAATTAGTTTCAGAAAGATTCTCAACTAATCCCTCTGCCGTATCTGGAATATAATTTAAGAAACATGAGATAGGCATACCCCTTTTAGATCTTCCATAAGAAAGAATTGGCGTAGAATAAGATAACCAATGCCTAGATGCATAATCATAAAGTCTTTGAGCATGTTCATCATTAGATGAAAATGTTTTACTTACATATGCGAATCTTTCTTGAGGAGATGCTTCATCATCTAACATGTAACTTTCTTTTAGGCGTTGAATGCCTAAGGTATCAAATAGTTCGTCACGGGAGGGGTCTATTTGAATACCCATGTATTCGCGTTTAGCCATGGAATATCCTTCACATCAAATTAAGTATTTAAGGTATATTATATATTATTTTTAATACTTTGTAAACTACTGATTTT